CTCCGAAATCAACCAGTCATTCAAGGTGCTGGGCAGTGAAATGACCCTTGTTACCAGCCAATTTGATAAAAACGATAAATCCATACAGTCAGTAACAGCCCGCAATGCCGTTCTGAATAAAGAGATCGATGCACAGAAAGAGAAGATATCCACCCTAAAGGCTGCTCTTGATAATGCCTCCTCCTCTTTCGGCGAAAATGACCGCCGTACTCAAAACTGGCAGATTCAGCTGAACAAGGCACAAGCTGAACTCAACGGCATGGAGCGTGAACTTGAGGAGTCTACAATCGAGGCGGATAATCTCGGTGATGAATTAGACGAATCCGGCAAAAGTGCCGAAGATGCCGGTGGTAGGTTTGAGAAACTCGGTGGTGTACTCAAGGGCATTGGTGTGGCGATGGGCGCAGTTGCCGTTGCCGCAGGAGCCGCTGCTATTAAGTTAGGTAAAGAGGTAGTTCAGCAATTCGGAGAGTTGGAACAAAACCTCGGTGGCTCTGAGGCTGTTTTTGGTGCATATGCAGCATCGATTCAGAAAACCGGTGAGGAAGCCTATAGGAACCTCGGTGTCTCCCAAAGTGAGTATCTCGCCACTGCCAACAAAATGGGTGCACTTTTCCAAGGCTCGGGTATACAGCAACAAAAAAGTCTCGAGCTAACCGAAAAAGCAATGCAACGTGCAGCAGATATGGCATCCGTCATGGGTATAGATATGTCCTCTGCCATGGAAGCAGTCACAGGTGCGGCAAAAGGCAACTTCACCATGATGGATAACCTTGGTGTTGCTATGAATGCCACCAATATCCAAGCCTATGCCCTGGCAAAGGGTCTGGATTTTACTTGGAATACTGCGACGCAGGCGGAAAAAGCCGAAATCGCCATGCAGATGTTTTTTGAGAATACCGAGCAGTATGCAGGAAACTTTGCCCGCGAATCAACGCAAACAATTACTGGTTCCATTGGATTGTTACAAGCCGCACTTGGCTCTTTTACGGCAGGACTTGGCAATGCCAATGCTGACATGACAAATTTGACTGAGAATCTTGTTGATGCTTTCAAGGCAGTGGTGGAAAACATTGTACCAGTGCTTGAAAATATCGTGGCGGCTTTACCAACAGCAACCGGTGCAATTTTAGCCGCGGTGGCTGACCTACTTCCCATGTTACTTGAATTAGTCACAAGCATCTTCACGCAAGTATTAGAAACGATTTTAAACCTCTTACCCGAACTTATCCCAGCGGCGGTTAGTGCTTTAATGACGATTGTCGGCGCTTTGATTGATAATCTTCCGTTGCTCATAAATGCGGCAATAGAACTGGTCACCGCTCTTGTGGAGGGAATTGGCATCGCTTTACCGCAGCTCATCCCCGCAGCGGTTTCGGCGGTTACGAAGATTGTCCAAGGCTTGATTGAGAACCTGCCAATGCTACTGGATGCGGCTTTGCAGTTGATTATAGGGTTAGCACAGGGATTAGTTGATGCAATACCTCAGCTTGTTTCTGCCTTACCTGCTATTATTGAAGCCGTTGTGGATTTTTTGATTGAATCCATCCCGGAGATTATCGATGCAGGTATTCAGTTGCTGACCTCACTTGTGACAGCATTGCCTACCATCATTACGGCAGTTGTGGAAGCAATTCCGCAAATAATTGACAGTATAATAAGTGCAGTCATTGGATCGATTCCTCTGATTATTGATGCAGGTATCCGGCTTTTGATATCGCTGATTCAGGCACTTCCTCAGATTATTACTACTGTAGTAGGTGCTATTCCGAAGATTGTTTCTTCACTGGTCAATGCCATCATTGGAAACATAGATAAGATTATTCTGGCCGGTGTTCAGTTGTTTGTTGCCTTGATTGCAAACCTGCCAAGGATAATCGTAGAGGTTGTTAAGGCAGTTCCACAGATCATCTCGGGACTGGTCAGAGCCTTTACCGGTTATATCGGTCAAATGGCACAAGTGGGTGGCAATTTGATTAAAGGGTTGTGGAATGGTATTTCTGACGCAGGTGCTTGGCTATGGAATAAAATATCTGGATTTTTCGGTAATGTGGTATCGAAGATTAAAAACTTTTTTGGTATCAAATCCCCCTCTGCTCTGTTTGCCGGAATTGGCCACAATATGGGCGAAGGCATCGGTGTGGGCTTTGAGGATGCAATGGTAGCAGTTTCAAGGGATATGCAAAATGCAATACCCACAAACTTCGATTTGAATTACAGAGGTTCAGGGCAAGGTGGTGCTACTGGTACAAGTATCACGCAAAATCTTTCTGTGGTGACACCAAAGGCTCTGTCTGAAAAAGAACTGGCAAGGGAATTTAAGAATCTGTCCCGTAAATTGGCACTTGAAATATAAAGGAGGACGGCCAATGGAATTAACTTATATAAATGCAGATGGCAAAAGCATCACGCTTAAACAAAGCCGTCCGTACTTTCTTACCAAGATAGATGGCACTGGCAACATACGTCAGACCGTCAACACTTTCAAGGCACCGGATCAAGACGGTGCTTTTTATATTTCGTCCACACTGGATATGCGAAACATAACAATTGAAGGTACTGTTGTTGCTGATAATCTTGGTGAAGCTTATGAACGAAGGCAGAGGTTTCTTCAAATATTCAGTCCTAAGCTACTGGGGACTCTTCAATACAGGGAACGTAAAATCTCATGTGTTGTAGAGGAGGCAGGATTTAGTGTTTCTACTCGGCAAAGAATACCGAATTTCTTTGTAAGCCTGCTTTGTCCCTCCCCTTTCTTCGAGACATTGGATGAGGTAAGAGAGGAACTGGCATCTTGGATACCTTTACTTGAATTTGAACTGGAGATACCAATGAGCGGTATGGAGTTTGGAATGCGCCAGCCAAGTCAAATCATTACGGTGGAAAACATCGGTGATGTGTCCTGTGGATGTGAAATTGTGTTCCGGGCACTTGGTACTGTTACAAACCCCGAACTGTTAAAGATTGATACTGGTGAATACATTCGGCTACTCACTACAATGAATGCCGGAGATGAACTTCGTGTTTATACCCATTTTTCGGGTAAGCGTGTAGTCAGCATCAACGGAACGGTGGTAACAAATGCATTCTCATTGCTGGACACCGATTCAGTATTCTTTCAACTTTCCGCAGGCCTTAACACACTGCGATACGATGCTTCCGTCAATATGGAACTGTTAGAGGTTAGTATTTACTTTCGTCCGCAGTTTTTGGGGGTGTAAAGATGGAACTGTTTATCTACAATTCAAATCGGGAGCTTGCAGGTATCGTGGAATCCTTCGAATACCTGCGATGGACCAGGAGGTATTCACAGTGTGGCTCATTTGAATTAAAAGCCATAGCAACACAGGAGAATACTGCGCTCTTAAAAGAAGGAAATATCATTTGGAAGAACGACGATGAGGAAGCCGGGATTATTGAGCATTTGGAATTGTCTCAAACCGAGCAGGAAATCATCACTGCAAGTGGACGATTTGCTACATCATTTCTTGCCCGACGTATTTTATGGCAGACAGAAAAGCTATCCGGTGACCTTTCCGCCTGCGCCCTACAGCTGATAAATAATAATCTCATCAGCCCTACTGATACGGCGAGGCAAATCACCGGTATATCATTCTTGTCTCCAAACTTAGGTATACCCGTTAGTACACAGATATCTTATCGGAATCTGATGGATGTGGTGACAGAATTGTGTGAGGCTTCAGAAGTTGGCATCAAGACTGTGTTCACTCCTGCAACAGGAATTTTTACCGTAAAGCTTTATATGGGTTCAGAGTCACAGGCAGTGTTCTCCAAAGAGTACGAGAACCTAACTGAACAAATTTACACTATAAGTGCCGCTGACTATGCAAACACCGCTCTTGTCGGAGGCGAAGGTGAAGGTGCAGACCGGACATTTGTAGCCATTGCAAGTGGCTCCGGAGAGGCACGACATGAAATTTTTGTTGATGCAAAGGATCTGCGTGCTGATGATTTCGGAGCAGATTACATTGATACACTGATTTTCCGTGGTCAGAGCAAACTGAATGACCAGGCAATTCGTTATACCTTCGACACTTCGGTTAATCCTCACGGAAATCTGACATACAAGACAGACTTCGACCTTGGGCAGACCGTCAAAGTTATATCTAAGGCATGGGGCGTGTCTATGACTACGCGTATCACTGAGGTTGAAGAAACCTATGATGCTGACGGTCAGAGCATTAGTGTGATTTTTGGAAAGGCTGAGCTAACAATTGCACAAAGAATTCGCTCGGACATGAGCCAAGTTAAAACAGCAATTTCTGCCCCGACCGGTATATCCGAAGTGACGGAAGCCCTGGGCATCGTGGAAGAAGCGCTGAGTGATGTGGAGGGAACATTAGGTGAAGTGGAAGGGTCGCTTAGTACTGTAGAGGAAACCTTAGGGGATTTGATGGTAGTAAATCCTAAAATTAAGGGTGATAATTTTGCAGATACCATCAACAACCTGTTTGGAAAGATCCCCGCACTTGAAATAAACGTAGGTGCAGGTACTGTATCGGTCGGTCAATATGCTCTGCATAATATGGTGCCCGGAGACGCCTTTTACTTCACTTCGTATAACGGTAACAAATTCAGCGACCAGCCAAGTGATGACGGCCATGTCTTTCTGGTAAAGCACAATGGAGACAATACGGGAAATGGCTATCAACGTGCAATGGGTTTCTTTATATCCCGTAATACCATGACATTTTATGTGATTTCAGTTTTCGTGTTCAATAACCCGGCTGGTCAGGCTAACTGGCTCAACATCAATAATGAATCAATAACTACGGCAAGGATTGCAAACGGTGCTGTGACTACCGCAAAAATGGCTCAAGAAGCTAATACCTCACTCACCTATTCGCTCGGAAGTGGTGTAACCATGGGTTCAAATATGTCATTTGTAAATAAGGGTGTTGTTACAATTGGAATGCAGATCAATGTGGGTGCTTCGGGAGTCGCTTCCGGCGGCACGATTCTAACAATGACAAATGCGAACTTTTACCCTTACTCGACGGTACGAGCTGTGGCAACTGCGGTGGGTGGCAGTGGTACCAGTATGCCGATTACAATTAATACAAGCGGTGTGGTAGCAAACGCGGCTTCTTCCACACTGCCTACAGGTTTTTACCTTATATCTTGCTCTTATGCGAGAGCTTAAAGGGAGGGAAAGCAATATGGAGAAAAGCGGATTTTTCAACTCATCCGATGGAGATAGAGTCTATGATGCAACGGACTTCGCCGAATACTTCGGGAGTCTTGTATCTAATGGCGTATTTTATGCTACACCAACAAACCTGCAGGTTTCTCCTGCAATTGGATTAGCGGTGAGCGTTGCAGCAGGCAGTGCATGGATTAATGGATATAGGTATGAAAACACGGATACTCTGAACATACCACTTACTACGGCAAACGGAAGCAATCCTCGTATTGACCGAATTGTTATTCGGTTAAACCAAATCAACCGAAGCATTAAGATTGCAGTTGTTGATGGAACCCCTGCTGCAACACCTGTGGCACCAGAATTGACAAGAACCAGCGATATTTATGAACTTGGGATTGCAGATGTACTTGTGCCAACGGCTGCAACGTCGATAGTCACAAATAATATTACTGATACCCGTCTAAATACTGACCTTTGTGGTTTGGTAAATTCGCTGGTTTCGGCGGTGTATGAGTGAGGTGAATTCTTATGGCAACTTATCAGGCAACAAATGCTTGTACATGGCGTAACGGGAGCTGGATAGCAGGCGTAACCGATTATGTTCGGCAAGGGGTTTATCCTGATGCTAACAATTATGAGAACGTGGGTGCTATGCTGTTTGACCTCGCCAGTATTCGGAGTACCTATGCCAACTTTTATCCTACATCGGCCAGCATTCACCTTGTCAGGATAGCTGCAGGTGACTGGGGTTCCGCCAGAACCATGACGTTGTATGCCGGAAATGCATCAGGCATGCCGTCTCCAAGTTCAGGAACGAGTGTATCCGGGAGCAGACCAACGAAGGTCACTGGTGGATACAATTACACCGTTTCCGCTGGGCAAGGTGCGAAAGATATTGCCATTTCCACCGCACTTATAGATTCTATCGGTAGCGGTGCCAGCAACTGCCTATTCATGGATGCAGGCTCAAGTACCCTGAATTACATGGGCTTTCGCGCCAGAGACGACTTAAGCCAAATTGTACTGACCATAAACTGGGCAAGCAGAACAACCGCTTGCAGCGCACCTACTTCCTGCTCAGTGAATGCGACTCTCTCGGAAGGTAATGTCACACTATCATGGAGTGGCGCATCCGGCGGCATAAATAATACAATTTCATCCTACGAAATACAGTACAGTGATTCAGCCGATAACATCAACTGGGGAGCATGGTCAGCACTGACTACGGTAACCACTACTGCCACAAGCGGAAGCGTGTCGGTTGCTCCTCCTTCAACGCGAGGCCACTACCGCCGGTTTCAGGTGCGAACACGCGGCACAGCAGGAGCAAGCTATTATTCCGCTTGGAAAGTATCATCAAACTCTGTTCGCAGAAATACGGTGCCAAGCCCTGCCACCACCGCAGTCGCTTCTCCCTCAAACTACAGCGATGAGACCATTACGCTGACATGGAGTGGGGCTTCCGGTGGAACCAGTGCTATCAAGGGTTACCAGATTGCAAGTAGAACATCTACTGATAACAGCACCTGGAGTTCGTGGAATGTTCTGACCACTCTGATTTTGCCAGCCAGTGGCGGCAGTTACAACCCCAATGTATCAAGAATTCCAGGCACGTATACTCAATTTGGCATTTGGACAATAGATAATCTCGATGTTTACTCTTCAGAGAAGATCAGTAACAGCATTTACTGTGATATCACTGCTTGCGTAGCTCCGACCGCTTGCTCCGTAAGCGCAACGCTGGCCGAAGGAAATGTTGCCCTCTCATGGAGCGGTGCTTCCGGTGGTGCGGGAAATGCGATTACATCCTATGAGATACAGTATAGCGATTCGGCAGATAACAGCACCTGGGGAACATGGACAGCGTTAACTGCAGTGTTCACTTCAGCGACGAGCGGCAGTCTAATAGTCAGCCCGCCAACTACACGCGGGAATTATCGCCGATTCCGGGTAAGAACACGAGGTGCAGCCGGGGAGAGTTTCTACTCCGACTGGACTGTTTCCAGCAACACTGTTAGAAGAAATACACTGCCGATACCACCGACAACTTTTACTGCCACTCCTCCTATATATGAGGTCAGAAAGATAACCCTATCATGGAGTGGAACAATACCAGGAACCAGTGCTATTAAGCAGTATGTCATACAACAGGCAACATCGACAGACGGAGTAAATTGGTCGGCATATGAAGCACTGACTACTATCGTCTCAAGTGCTGCTTCTGGTACCATAGAGGTGAATGGCTCACAAATAGCCGGTACGTATACCCGTTATCGAATCAGTGTTACAGATGTGCTTGATGCGGTTTCAACTTTTGTGGTCAGTAATGCAGTAAAGAAAAACAGTCCGCCTGCCACACCGATAATCAGCTGTCCGATGTCAGGTAAATCTACTTATAACACTACGCCGCGGTTCATGATTACAACGGGCATAGAACCGGATGGACAAACACAGATTGTGGAAGTCAAGATTGATTCCGGTCCATGGTATAACAGCGTGGACAATCCCGAGAGATTTTCTACAAGTGGTTATCTGGGTAACGATGTTAAGACGGTTTATCAAGCTGAACCTCTTTTAGCAGGAAATCATACGGTTACTTTCCGTTGCCTTGACAGTGACATAGAGTCAGCAAGTGCAGAAGTTATTCGTACCTTCACGGTATTAGAAATGCCTTTTGAAATCATCACGGCTAATGTGACTCATGCTAAGGCAACGCATATTCAGACCCTCCGTACTGCTGTAAATAAAGTGCGTAGCTACTACACCCTTTCCCCTGTATCTTGGAAGGAGGAAATCATTGCAGGAAAAACCACTATAAAAAATTGGCCATCCCATGTTACTGAAATCCGCAAAGCTATTGATTCTGTTATTTTGGTAATAAATGATTTTGATGCTTCCGGGACATTCGACATACCGGCCTTTACATGGCTACCTATTGGAATGGGGCGGCCGAGGGCAGATGTCATGGAACAAATGCACAACCTTATTTCCATGTTATAAAAGTCAAAAATATAATTCAGCGCTCTTGCCATTTGCAGGGGCGCTTTTCAATGCACAAATTCAACTTAATGGAGGTGTTTTTAATGAAAGAGATATGGAACTGGATACAGTTAGCCTTTGCCGCTGTTGGCGGATTTCTCGGATGGTTTCTAGGTGGCTATGACGGTTTTCTCTATGCACTGATTGCTTTTGTTGTTATAGATTATCTGACAGGTGTTCTATGCGCAATTATTGATAAAAAGCTATCCAGTGAAATCGGTGCTAAAGGTATTTTCAAAAAGGTACTTATCTTTACGTTGGTGGGGGTTGCCCATATTCTTGATACGCAGATACTGGGTAGTGCCGGTGAAAACGGTGGTGTACTTCGAACGGCAGTAATCTTCTTCTACTTAAGTAATGAAGGTGTTTCTATTTTAGAGAATGCCGGACATATCGGACTGCCCATCCCAGAAAAATTAAAAGAGGTTCTAAAACAGCTACATGGACGTGATGAGGAACCTCCTAAGTCGGGTGATGGAATATGATTGATTTAGCAAAAGCTGTGACAGTGTTTATCGGCAGGCGCGGAGAGCATAATTTTCGCCGCCTTGAATTTGATGTTTCGAGCCTATTAGATGGTAGCTACCCCGAAACTGCTCTAAATGCCATATACAAAAGACCGGATGGCATTGCTTATCCGGTGGTCACAACCTACGCTGATGGCGTTCTAACATGGTCACCCAACGCAACAGACACGTTGCTTGTCGGTGTTGGGCAGTTGGAGATAAGGGTTACTCATGGAGATGTGGTCGGAAAAAGCGTCCGAATACTAACCATCGTTGAGGAGGCTCTTGTTGATGATATAGCCGAGCCACCCGAGCCCCCTGCCCAGGAATGGCTCAATCGAGTGCTTTCAGCCTTAGCGGAATTGGATATTGATGAGATAAACAACTTGCTAAATCTCACTTATAACCTGCTAAATGACAATTATGCATTGCTGAATACCACGCACAACCAACTAAACGATACCCATGGGCTGATCGGAGATAACTACGAACTGTTAAACACAACAAATAGTCAGGTAAATGACAGCTACAACCTGCTGGACACCACATACGGCTTAATTGAGAATATGCGTGACACGCTGTATATGAGGACAGGAATTCTTCTCAACCATTTGCATCCAATTGAAACTGCTTCTGCACCGGACATGACCAGCCGAAGAGCGTCCATCACGTTTAGCAGCGTATCAAATGGCAATAACGTAGTGGTCGGTACGGTAACATATACCTTCGTCACTGCCTTGGGCAGTCCTTCCGCAAACAATGTGCAGGTGTTAATCCAAGGTACCCTTCGCAATACGGTCAAGAAATTTGCCGAAGCCATAAGGGGCGTCGAGGATGAAACGAACATTGCCTATGGGGTAGGTACAGACCCAAATCCTACTTGCACCGCCTATTGGACGAGTCAGAGATTTTCCATCGGAGACGCTACCGTAGCTCCGGGTGAAAGCCTGTTCATGCTGGAAAGAGTAGAAAATGCAACATCCGCAATAAATCTGACATCCACCGCAACAGTAGCTATCAATCCATTTACCAGGATAAGCTACCTGAGATATATTTTGTCGGGCAACGTTTCAGGTTCGGGCGGAGCTAACAGCGTTCGTGGGCCTTTGCACACGGTATTGCCCATTAACAGTGTAGTCATTGGAGGTCAGGGTGGATTGCTTTATCCGGCGACATATGACTGTCATTTGATAACTCTTTGCCGCCAATCGGATACAAGCGAAAAGGAGCTTGACTTCTATATTTCCAATGACGAGGAGACTTTCACCAGAATCTCACGGAGTACACCTGTAGGGTCAAATACATCTGCTGAATCTCTGCACATTCATATTCAAATGCGGCAAGCCAGGGTACCTGCCGGGTATGGACTGTACGTCTGTATGGGAAGTGACGGAACATCATCAAGTGCTTATTGCGATTTGAAATTTACCTACCATCTATATCCTACCGCTCTTGCGACAGATACAAGTCCTTAATTTGCGAGGTGATTTATTAATGCGATTACGAAAATTAATACTTACAAATAACGCTTGCTATAAAGCAGGTAAAACCATAACTCCCAAAGGAATTATGGTGCACTCTACTGGGGCAAATAATCCATGGCTCAAGCGATATGTTGGCCCGAATGACGGCTTACTTGGTATAAACCAATACAACAATCACTGGAATCAAGATAAGCCAGACGGCCGCCAAGTTTGTGTTCATGCCTTCATCGGCAAGCTTGCGGATGGAACCATCGCCACTTATCAAACTCTGCCTTGGAATCATCGTGGTTGGCATGGAGGCTCCGGCTCGAAAGGCTCGGTCAACGATACCCATATAGGCTTTGAAATATGCGAGGACGGTCTTTTGGATAGCACCTATTTTGACAAGGTGTACCGGGAGGCCGTCGAACTTTGTGTATATCTTTGCAAGAACTATGGTTTAACCGAAAAGAACATCCTCTGCCACAGTGAGGGTCACAAGCTGGGTATTGCCAGCAATCATGCAGATGTGATGCACTGGTTTCCTAAGCATGATAAGAGTATGGACACCTTTCGAGCGGATGTAAAGAATGCACTGAATCCCATTAAACCATCCCCTAAAGCGGAGGATACTTTATATAGGGTGAGAAAAAGCTGGGATGACACCAAATCTCAAAAGGGTGCATATAAGTTGTTGGAAAATGCCAAGCGTTGTGCAGATACCAACTCCGGATACTCTGTCTTTGATGAGGATGGACAAATTATATACTCAGGAAAACCTGCTCCGACCTATGAAATATATACCGTAGTCAAGGGTGATTCTCTTTGGAAGATTGCTAAAGAAAAGCTTGGTAATGGTGAAAGATATACGGAGATTAAAGCACTCAACGGTCTAACTTCAAATATCATCTATGCCGGACAGAAATTGAAAATTCCTAATTAAGCACGATGCCCTTGGAGGTCAAAAACTTCCGAGGGCATTATTTTTTTTTCTAAACCGTCAGATTTCCTTTCCTCCCGTGGCTACCAGGTAGAGGGCAACAAATTAAATCGCCCTTTGGAAAGAGGTGAAGGACATGAAACACAATCTTAAAATCAGTGTTTCAAAAGAGCCACAGACAGGCGGAATCGTTACTTGCCGTAATGTCACCATTAGGGAGCGCATCCTACGTTTCCTCCTTGGAGATAAACGACGTGTAACCATTCTGATCCCAGGAGACAGTGTCGAGGAACTCTCCATCTGTGAGACTACGAAAGGAGGAAATGACCTTGAGCAAAGTAAAGTTACTGCTTGATGTGGTAAATGATATGCGAAGTCTTGCAGACAGCATACAGGCAGTTTGTGATGCAATGACGGAAACTGATTCCGCTTTCAAAGAAGTGCCTGCCACAAAGACAGAAACGGCAAAAGAGCCGGATATCCCACTTGAAAAAGTGCGTATGGTGCTTGCCGAAAAGAGCCAGCTTGGATTTACTGCCGAAGTGCGAGGACTCATTCAGAAGTATGGTGCCGACAAGTTAAGTGCCGTTGACAAGGCTTATTATGCTGACATCTTGAAAGATGCGGAGGTTCTTGGCAATGGGTAATCATGCAATATTATCTGCATCATCTTCACACAGATGGCTTCATTGTTTACCGTCAGCAAGGCTTGAACTTGAGTTTGAAGATACAAGCGGCACTGCGGCAGAAGAAGGAACAGCGGCACACGCACTCTCGGAACACAAACTGAAAAAAGCACTCCATATAAGGAGCAAGCGTCCTATATCAGAGTATGACTCAGATGAGATGGAAGAATGTACGGATGCCTATGTTGATTTCGTCATGGAACAGGTGGAGCTTGCAAAACAGTCCTGCAATGATCCTATCATTCTTATCGAAAAGCGTCTTGATTTTTCCTGCTATGTGCCGGACGGCTTTGGTACTGGAGATTGTTTAATCATTTCAGATGACAGACTTCACATCATAGATTTCAAATATGGCATGGGTGTGCTTGTTGATGCGGTGGACAATCCACAGATGAAACTGTATGCCTTGGGTGCCCTTGAAATCTATGACAGCCTTTATGATATCAACGAAGTATCGATGACGATTTTCCAACCAAGAAGAGAAAATGTCAGCACATGGACTGTACC